TTCCTGAAATTTCTCGCTTATGTTGGAGCTCCCGTAGGGGCCCTTATAATTTGGGCGAAGGACCATATTAAATAATAGGAGGTAACATGGCAGATATTAACTGGAAGAACATCATCGGAGTGATTGCTCCGACCGTAGCTACAGCGTTAGGAGGTCCCTTCGCAGGGCTTGCTGTGGAGGCACTCGGCGCAGCCTTTGGAATGGGAGGGGCGACGGAGCAGGAGATCAAGAGCAAGGTGGAAAGCGGGAGGTTATCCGGCGACCAGATTGTTCAGATCAGGATGGCGGAAGAAGCTCTCAAAACCCGAATGAAAGAACTTGACATACAGGAGCAACAATTATATGCCGGCGACCGTGATTCAGCTAGACGACGCGAGGAAGTTGTCCAAGATAAAACAAACAGGAACCTCGGATACCTTGTTGTTGGAGCTTTTATTACTCTGGTCTGTGCAACTCTCCTTGGTTACGCTAAGGTCGAGTCTGTCCTTGCTGGAACTCTTGTCGGCTACCTCAGCGCGAAATGTGAGCAGGTCCTAGCGTATTACTTTGGATCTACGAAGAGTGGTGAGAGGAAGACGGAGTTGCTTGCGAACAGTGTTCCGATTGAAGGGAGTACAAAATGATTCAAGATAGTGGGGATAGGTATGTTCCGTTCAATCCGGATGTGCTGAACCGGATGACGTGGGAACAGATGATTGAAGAGTCCGGTCGGATGGAGGAACAGGATAATCTGTGGAAACAGGCGAATGCGCAGAATGTGATGCAACTTGCGGGGCTGTTCGGAGGGTCAGATGTGCTTGGTCCGAAGGGACACAAAGCGTATCAGGATGCGACTGGTGGAAGTTTGTTTGGAGATGGAACGAAAGCTCCCCCGGAAAAAGAATCGGCCGCCCCGAGTTATGATAGAGCTATCGGAGGGCCGAATACGCAACTGACAAAATCGCGGGAGGAGCTTCGGAGTCAGGCGGAAATGATGGTGCGGAACGGGCGGCTGGGTACAGTGAAAGCTGCGGAGGAAGCTATCCGACAAGACTGGCTGAACCGTGGGTACAACGTCAAGTGATCTTCTTCTCCATACAATTCTCACAATGCTGACATTGCATCTCACCTGAATTAAACCGAGCTTTAGCATAACGGACAGCTCTGGTTGTTACCCCTAAGCGGGCAGCAATCAGGGCTGTTCTTCTGAATCGGCGGAAGAAGACCCAGGCGCAGCAATAACCGAGACCGCTTGTGATTAGGTTCTCGACTGAGAAGGGATGCTTTTTCGTGTTCGCGTTACATTGCGGTATCGTGTTCATGGAATCACCAGATCAAGTGTCGATGAAGGATTCGGGCGACTGGGAGGAGGTTGGCGGAAACTCGTTTCACCTGGGCGGTTCGCCGCCCGCAGCCAGAACTTATCCGCCTTCTGTTCAAGAACAAGCTGGCCCGAGCGGATAGCCCCGGAAACAATCCCTTCGAAATCCCGGAAGTCCGTGAAGTGGGTGTAGACCATCCGATAGGCTTCATCGTAAGCAACGCCGCCCCGCCGGAGGACGAACTGGATGAACTTCTCAGCTTGGAGGGAAGTCTCCGTTCGGCCGATCCGAGAGAATACCTTCCCGATTGTTTCTTCCACATCTTCTAACATCATCATTGAGAGCTGGAGATCTTCGAGTGTGATGATCCGCTCGTCGCGTTGGGAGGCTGCAATGATCAGAGCGGTTTTGAAAAGGTGGGTCTGCTTGCGAGCGGCGTAGCCTTCCAGTACCGTATCATCCATCCGCTCTGCAGCTGTCTTCCAGAACGCTTCATAGATCGGACGATACCAGTCTCGAGCTTGCTTGGTAATGTTGTATGGACCGGCGATGTGGAGTGAGATATGTTCGAGATCCTGGATCAATTTTTTTCTGGTTTCGTCGTCGGAGGTATCTGCCATTTCATCAACGAAGGGGATATATCTTTCCTTCGTATCGGCGTAGACAAAGACGCAACGCGATGTGAATCCACCTCCGACGGTAGCTGCAGGCATATTGTCAGCGATCCAGTGGGGTGTAGTGCAAGCAAGCATGTTAATCCATGGAGCTTCAACTGTGTCGTTTCCAGACATTTTTGTGACTTTTTCAAACGTCCTTCTCCCATCCCAGAGGGTGATGTATAGGTTGACCATCTCGCGATCTTGCGGGTTGATCAGGGAACCCATTTCGGAAGCGACCAACGTGAGCGGCGACATCGTGTGCCATTCGTCTTCGTAGATGAAGGACTCGGACGAAGCAGCGAAGGCGGAGACGAGAGCGGGCCAAGTCACAACGTCCGGGCCGAACTTGATTCCGGGGACTTCTTTCAGCAGATCCATCGCAATGTCGGTGGTAGTGGATTTTGAAACGACTCCGGGCGGTGCGACGAAGACGATGTACATGTTGCAGAACCATTGGAAGCGCGCCATGTCGATCCAGACTTTTCTTCTCAGTGCCCCAGCTATGGCGGATACACCACTCCAAAAATGCATACGTTTTGGAGCCTCTGTAACGGAAGCATACTTGACATATGAATCTAACCAACTAGAAAAGTTTCGTTTCACTTGCAATGCCCCCAGGATTTTTCAGAGCAGTTAATCCCGACAGGGATAATGAGGGGATCATCATAAGGCACGACGATCTGACTCTCCTCCTTCATCCTCCGCAGACACCACTCTTTCTTATGCGTCGGGAACTCTCCGCAGAGAGAGTCGTGGACTTGGAGAAGAACCTTGACTTCTTTCAGGTTATTGTGGATGTTAAGCCAGGCTCGGTTGATAACATTGGCGACGGTGGACTGGGGAATCCAAGCAAGCGCTTCGGGGAGAAGACCATCTACGCGGTCGAAGTAGTAGCGACGGTAGCCGAAAGCGTTCTCGACATAGCGGCGGCTCTTGAGTTGCTCCTCGACTCGGTGATGCCAGGCTTTGATTCCGGGATTCGCACCAAAGTAGATGCGTTGGAACCGCTCGGCCTGGGCGACTGTGACGCCCGCAGCAATCGCCATGGTTCGTGCTCCGCCACCGTAGTTAGTATTTCCGGTAACTCCAATCTTTCCGTTGCGACGGAAGAGGAAAAACCCACTTGACGTTTTTGGGCAATAAACATCAGTAGCTGGTTTTTCGTAGCGAGTGATGAGCATGGAGGATACTCTTGCTTTTGTCCTGTTATTTACACCAGTTGTCCATAAATCCTGCCGCCCCTCCGGTCTATTAGTACGCACAGAAAGACTAGCTGCTTTTCCCCTAAGATGGGCTATTGTAGCTACCCATTCAATATGCTGCTTATTTACTCCCATAACTTCTACGCGCCCAGTAGTTCCAAAATAACCATCCCAATGTGGAAGCTCATCAAGCCAGGCATCAAGCATTTCAGATGACCAATTCAATAGCCATGGGCCTGCATATTTAAGATGCCCGTATTTCCAGTTAGATATATAAACTGTATAATCTCCGTTGGATTCTACGCGATACGTATTATCTGGAAAAAGATCTAGCAGTCTGAATAGTTTTCTATCCTTGCGCAGGTGAAATGTAACACCATTAGAATCATTTAAAGAACCATCGGCTTGGAATGCCGCAATTTGCCTTGCTAATAATGGCCAGGAATCTGTATCGTTTTCATATAATCCACCTTTAGGTATGCGTAGAGATTTTGGCAGGTTCCAAGCTTGATAAACTTTATAGCCAGTTGAGTCAACTTCCCCTACAACTCTGTGATCCCAGGTCATTTCTTGCGACCAGCTCTCTCCTTCGAGAGAAACAAAATCAACGGCTTTATCTCTATGGTAGTAAGAAGGTATTTCAAAGGTTAGCTTCTCCTCAGACCAGATCATGATCGGGGTCCCGTCTTGGTAGTCTTCTACATTAACCCAACCTTTTGGAGTTAGTATTTCATGCCCCGCAGTTACGCATCCGTGGATGAAGGACTTTGCGAGTTGGCGTTCGCGCTTGTAGAGGGATCTGATTCGTGGGTATTCCGCGTGACCTTCACAGAGCCAGTCGAGATCCGGGAGTTCTTTTCCGGCTAGAGTGATCGCATTCAAGATGTGCATGTCGACCCCCTTGCGAAGGGCTTCCTTCAACGCCGGTTCCCCGGACTCCCACACGACAACCTGCATGTCGGCTCGGTCAAGGTCCATGTCGAAGAATGTGTAGCCTTCGTCAGGGATAAAGAGCTTGCGGACGTTAGGAAGGACGAGGCCATCTTCTTCCGAGCCGCTCGGAATGTTCTGGAGGTTGGTTCCGGAGCCGAAGGCGTTAGCGGAAGAACTGAACCGATACGTTTCCGTCCCGCAGATGTTGTAGGAGCACCGCATCCGATCATCCTTATCGAGTGGAGCAAGAACGAAGGTGGAGAGGAACACGCCGAGGGAGCGGTATTCTTGGATTGCTCGGATCAGCGGAATCGTGATCGGTTCCTTTTTCATGATCTTGACGAGAGCTTCATCGTCGCAGGTGATATGAGCTGGCGCACCTTTCTTTGCGCGCGACATGATAGGGGGGATGCCGAGATCGTTGTAGAAGAGCTTGGCCATCTGGACTGATGAGCGTGGGTTTAGCGGGTGGCCGAGGATTTTATTGAACAGAGCTTCACGCGCCTCCATTTCCTCTTGGAGTTCCATCGCGAAGAGATTTCTTCCCTTCTTATCAATTCGAACACCGATCTGCATAGCCTTGAGGACTGGCCAGAAGAGCGCTTGTTGGAAGTCCTCAACTTGTTGGAGACCCATCTGTTTGATCGCCCCAAGCTCATGAATTCCCACCTCGTCAGTGCGTACACAGTCAATACAGTTATACGACCAGAGCTGGTCTTCGCCCACATCTTTTGTCCAGGTTTTTCCATCGTCTTTCCAGTAAACGTAGTGGTCACAATACATTGAGGCTTGGAAGTCCAAGCGTTTCGGAAGGCCCGCCCACATAGTGTGGTGGGAAATCATAGTGTCTTGAGCTACGCGCGGAACGAAGTGCCAATGGCGGTAGGTATATTGCGCGTCGTAGAGGAGGTTCTGGCCACGAACCTTTGCGTTGGTGTGGGTGAGGATTTGGTAGATCAGATGAACGAGAACAGCTTCTTCTGCGACCTCCCAGTATCCGTCAATAGATTCCACGCACATGAAGGGAATGCTGATTGCGTCTTGGAGAGTCCAAGAGAAACCCGCACACGCGATGTGCCCGGCACGAGTTTCCAAGTCGAACGTGATCCAGAGTGGGCCGAGATTGAGCTGGGCGAGGAGGGATTCGAGGGAGGACTTGGCGAGGAGGAAGCTCGGGCGGATACGGAAGTTCCACTCGGGGATGTTAGTGTAGGTCTGTGTCTGGGATTCCTTCGCCGCTCGCCTCAGATCATTCACCATTACGGCGCGGAGATCAAACGCCCACTGGATTTGGGTCGGATGGTAGGTGGGGATCACCTTCGTCTTGCTCTGATCCCCGTCAATATTGAGCTGCGACCCGTGCCATTTCATCGCGCCCCAAGCGCCGGTCAATGCCCACGCTGCAGCATTTCCACAAGCGATGATGATGTTGGGCTTAACCAGCTCGATCTCGCGCATCAGTCGCTCGTACCCTTCCATGATCGGCTGGAGAACATACTTCCCTTTCCACATCGTATGGGAAGCAGTGATGTCCTTCTGCTTGTGTGCAATCCAGTTATTTATATCTCCGTGCGGCGGATAGCGATTGCAGAGATTCGTCGTGTAGCATTCCGAGCGCATGATACCTACGTCGTGGAGCATTCGGTTCAGTCGCTCGCCGCTCATTCCGAGGAAGGCTTCTCCTTGAAACTCTTCCGCCTCGGTGAAGTTCTCGCCGACAATCATGATCTTGCTGTTAGGTTGCCCAGTTCCCATGCGACTCATTTTAAGATCCCTTTTCCGTGTAACCAAACAAATAACCTGCGCAGGATATAGCTCCTGGCAAAGCTGATAAGAGTAAACCAGATTCCGATTTCGATTGATGTTGAAAGGTGAGCGTTGACTCCGTAGTGTGGGAGGATTACCCAGTTCGCCAGCACCGAAACACAAAAACCGAGTGCTACGTTGAGGACAGCTTCGGTCAGCGAGGCGGTGTGGCTTTGTGACATATCACTCCCAATTGTTTTCGGTTAGCCAAGTGTCGACGAGCGTATGGACTTCCTCGCGAGAGAGCTTGGTGGAGAGGGAGAGTTCCATCCAGACGGTTGTGTCCTCCCCCTCATCCTCCCCCTCATCCCAAGGATCAATCTTTATTACCGCCCCTTCTTGCTTGGGAAACGACTGACCAAAGCCGGACATGATTACTTCCCTGCGCGGGAGAGTGCGATCATGATGTAGGGATCGGTGTCAGATTGCTTGCGATACCAGGAAGCCCAACCTTTATCGACTTCGGAGATTGGGAGACCCTTGAACTTCCCGAATGGCATATGCGTTGGGATGCGGGCTTCTTCTGACTTCTCGTAGAGTTCCTCGATGGAGGTTATTTCGAGCTTGTTTACGATGCACTGGAGAATTCGGTGCGTGATTGCAACATCGTGGAAGGCACTGTGAGCCTCGCGCAGGACGGTGCGGGAGAGGTCGTTCATCCCGAAGAGGAAGTAGAACATTGCACTAAGCGAATGGCTGTCGAGAGTAGGCCAGATGCGACGGGAGAGGGCGAGAGTGCAGATGCGCTTCCCGGCAGGCTTGCCGAGAGCTTTCCAGTCGAAGTCAATATTGTGGCCGATCAAGTATTCTGCAGCCGGAATTTCGTCAGCGGAGAACTTGGGGAAGTAGACCAAGTCACACGGGAGGATGTGGTGCGTGGCTGCAGCTCCATAGCTGATCGTCAGATCTGTGTTGTACTTGTTGCAGGTGATGTTAGTCTGACGATTGAAGGTCACGTCATCCAGACCTACCCACGCGAATTCGATTACTTCGTTTGGTTCAAGGCCCGTGGTTTCGGTGTCGAGGAGGGCGATGCGAGTGGTACGAGTTTCCATTATTCTAGTCCTGGCAAAGTTGGTTCATCGGAAAGGGATTGGAGTCGCTTCAGAGCGATCCCGTAGTGGGATTGGGAAAGTTCAATCCCGGTCGTGCGACATTGGAGAGTGTGAGCGGCCGGAAATATCGGGCCGGAACCACAGAAGGGGTCGAGGACGGAGTCACCTGGGCGGAAGGAACGAGAGAGAAGATCGCGGAAAAGTTCGACTGGTTTCTGTGCTTGGTGGCCGAGGTTGGTGTCAGGTTGGTAGGTCAGTACGTCGGGGTAGAGATGGTTGACTTTGCGGTCGCCCTTGATTGCGAAGAGGATAGTCTCGTACTTTCGCTGCGGGCCGTGCTCTGGCCAGGGTGCGCGAAAGGCAGAGGGCTTGTACCAGATGAGAGGGGTACGGAAGACCTTCCAGCCAGCGTCGGCGAAGAG